TACAAAACCTAGTTAATTATGTCAGAACTTAAAGTCAACAGTATAAAAGGAACAGGAGCTAGTACAGCAGCTATCACGATTGATAGTTCTGCTGGAACGTGTACTGCTAATATTACTAATAGATCAAATGAAAATTATATAATTAATGGAGGTTGTATTGTAGATCAAAGAAATAGTGGTAGTGCTGTTACCTCAGGATTCGCAATAGATAGAACTCAAATTGAAGGTTTTGACGGTGGTGGAACTGGAACTGCTCAAAGAGTAACTGATTCTCCATCAGGATTTACTCATAGTTTAAAAGTTACTGTCACAGGAACAGATACAAGTTTGGCTGCTTCTGATTTTTATACCTTAAGACATATTATTGAAGGTCAAAATATTGCACATTTAGGGTTTGGTGCATCAGGCGGTACAAGTGTAACTTTGTCTTTTTTTGTTAAATCTTCAGTTACAGGAACTTTTTGTGCGAGCTTGGGAAATGGATCTAATAATAGGACTATGCCGAAAGAATATACTATAAGTTCTGCTGATACTTGGGAAAAAAAGACACTAACATTTCCAGCCGATACTACAGGAACATGGGGGACAGATAATGGTAGAGGTTTTAGTATTAGATGGTGTATGGGTGCTGGATCTACTAGAACCGCCACAGCAGATATATATAATGCAAGTGAAGCACACGCTACTTCTAATCAAACAAATTTATTTGCAACAAACGGAGCAACATTTCAAATTACTGGTTTAAAATTAGAATCTGGAACAGTTGCAACAGATTTTGAGCATAGGTCATTTGGTCAGGAACTTGCTTTATGTGAAAGATATTTGTTTGTTTTACCACAAAGTTATCAAGGAACCACACCTAACAGCCAATTTGTACATTTATACATAAACCACCCTACTACAATGAGAGCAAAACCTACTGTTACTCAAGTAAATCCTCTAAATATTGGTGGATATGACTCCAATGAAAGTGGCACTTATGCCTCAAGGTTTTTCACAAACAGTGGAACACCTAGAATGGGTACAGGCAGTATCTTTGACGCTGAACTTTAACTATGGCATTTACTTACAAACTACTAGCTGACAGACCAACAGAGCTTGGTGGCGGAAAAATGGAAGCTGTGCAAAGAATTGAAGATGGTGCATTAATTCCATTTGACCCTGATAATAAAGATTATCAAGAATATTTGGCATGGTTAGCCGAAGGTAATACTGCGGAGGCTGCTGATTAACTATGGCAATTATTCCAGGAAAAAAGAATTTTACTGTCGATAGGAGAGCAGACTTTCCTATTAAACTGACATTTAAAGATTCAACTGGAACGGCAATAAATTTAACTGGATATACTGTAGCTGCACAAGTTTATGATGAATCACGTTCCACAAAATATGCAGATTGGACAGTAGCTTATACAGATAGAGCTAATGGAATTGTAGATATTTCCTTATCTGATACTGATACTGCAACTTTTACTCCAGATATTTTATTTTATGACGTATTATTAACAGAACCAGGTGGTAGCAAAAACTATTATTTAGAGGGTAAACTATTTATAAG